GTCTTTAAATTCATTTAAAATTTCTTCTGAATCGGATCTACCTTGACAAGGTACAACCATATTTCTTCCAATAAAAAATTGTAAATTATCTTTGAATATTGATGAGAAGTCTTTTGGTAGTTTTATACTAGCATGTTCTGTTGAACCTTCAAAAGTATCAACGCAATATATTTTTACATCTTCTTTTCCCGCATTGTAAAGAGCGGTTGCAAGATAGTGTGTCGATCTACCTAGAAAAGATCCAATTTCTACAATGACACCATCATCGGCTATTTGATCTACAACGATGTCGTAAGTTTCAGAGTAATTGAACCACCCAGGTATCGTAAAATAGGTGTGTTTCATAGTTAAGAATATCCTTATTTGTTTGTCTTAACTATTTGTATCTTTTTAGAATTAATTTTCAACCCTTGTGAGACTGGTCCTTTTTTAGGAGGAACTGTTGTTGTTAGTTTCTGTTTCTTCATGTTCGCATATGGTGCATTCGCACATACAAGTTGAACAACAATGGCATAAGCAGTCACACTTTATGCATTTTGTTGTCATTTCTTCTTAGAAATCATTCCTTTGATACCAGGTGCCGCCCTAACCCCCAGACTGACAGAGCAGGCTAAATATAAGAGGTGGGTATAATACTCCGGTAAACTTTCCAAAATCTGAAACCCACGTTCTATGTGTGGTTGCATAAAAGGTAAGAAGGCACAGATTGCAGGTATCATCAAAGCTAGTAAAACAAACTCGTCTTTCCACGACCCTTTCATTTGATCTACGGCTGATGCCTCCCACGCAACTTTTCCAGCAATTTGCTGCTCTTTGAGACTTTTTTGTGCCTTTATTTCAGTTAATTTTAGCTCTGATTTTGCCTTTTTAGTCTCTACAAAGCCAGTAACAGCGTCTTTAATCATTCCAGCTACTGGACCAGCTAATAAACTAATCATTTTGGCCTGTATTTTGTTGATTTTGACGTTGTGTTGCTACATCTGCACGTAAATTAGCTAAATCATAGTCTTTTTGTAATTTTTTAGCGTCAAAAGCTTGCTTATAATCGAATTGATTCTCTTTTAATGCTTGATTTTCACCTTTTAGTTGAGCTTGCATCTCCATTTCTGATTGTTTTAGAGCTAATTCTTGTTGTTTAAGCAAAACAAGAGGATCCATGTTTTGATCCTGCATAGATTCCTGTTCTTCCATGACCATTTGTTCTGTAATTTTTACAATTTCTTCATCAATTTTAGTTGCTCTTTGCATTTGTAGTGCTTGTAACGCTTCTGGTGGCACTTGATCACCAAATTGTTGACGTAATTTTTCTGCCTCTTCTACCATTGCTTGATCAACAACCTGTGTAGCAAGTAAAGAAGTATGTTGCATGACATGAGAAACTAAATTCATAACTGCCATTGGATTAGCTTTTACTAAAGCAGATGACATAAATGCTCTGTGAGCTTTTATGTGAAGTTCATGGTTTTGTTGTGGAAAAGCTTGTAAAGGAGCACCACGTAATACAACACTATGTTCCATAGCTGGATCTTGCGGTTGCGGTTGAGGTGGTACTGGAAGTATTTGTTCAATATCTTTTATACCTAAAGCTATATACATTCTTCTGTAAGCCTCACGTAAATTATGCATCTGAGGATTACTCTGAGCAAGTTGCAATTGGTTTTGTGCTAACGTCACACGTTGTGACATGGAGAAAATGTTTGGATCCGATACAGGTAAGATATCTATATTGTCATCAAAATCGACAGCCTTAATTTGTCTAGGTCCCCCTTGAACATTGAAAGGATACACGGGTGGAAGAGCTACTTTAAAAATTTTAGCTAATAATTTAAATTCTTTCTTTTGAGCAAAGTGTAATCTTTTGTGAACAGCAGACATAACTTTTGTGCCACGTTCCATTAATGCCATTGTTGTACCGACAGGTGTTTGTGACTTACCTATTTCAGATGTTTGCATATCTGCAACGGTTGCAAATTGTTTTGCAGCATCCACACAGAAGCCTAGTAGTTGCATAAGAACTTGGTCAGGACCTTTGTAAGGTAAAGGCATTAATGCTTCACGAATAATTCCATTAGGTGCATCAACATCTCTAAACTCACCAGGTTGTAATGGTTGATCATCATCACGTATTCTTAAACCACGTGACTTGTAACCTGCTGGTAGATTAGATAAAGTACCTGCATCTAATAGTTGTCTTAATGCTGTTGTGGCAGTTCTTGTCAAACCACCAATCATGTGAATTAAACCAAACCCGTAAAAACCTAGTCCAGGTAAAAACTTGTAGTGAACAAAATATTCATTCTTTCTTTTTAGTGGATCTCCTTCAACATAATTTCTATAAATAGATAAAACTTTATTTGATGATCTATCTATAGTGACAACGTAGGGTAATTTAATTCCACTAGGTTCGCCATCTTTTGGATTTAAATCTTCAAAACCTTCTAAATCTAAATCAACATGCATTTCATATAATTCAGACATGTCATCCATTTGATAGCTGTTTGGATTTACACCATCTATTCTATCCATTTTTTCTTGAAGACCTGACTCATCATCGCCATCATATGCTTGTAAATCTACGTCACGATAGAATCCAGAAACTTGTTTCTTTCTCAAATCGTTCATAGACATTTTTACAATTTGTGATATTCGATCACAGCTGTCTAAGTCTGATGCTCCGTAAGGAACAATAATATCTTCTGCAGGAATAAACTTTGATGTAGCTCTACCTTGAACTTCATCATAATAAACTTTTTTAAATGCACTTCCTGATAAAGGTAATTGAAATAACAATTGATCCATTTCAGGATTATAATCTTCCATGACATGAGTAATCTCATAGTTCATATATTCTTTTACACGTTCTGCTGCTAATTGAAGTTGTTCATTGTTAGCACCAACAACTTGAGTTCTAACAGGACCGTCACTAGGTAATAATTCAACATAAGCCATCGCTTGAAATTGTGTAACAGCTTGAGCTAAGACAGGATGATTAACGCTTGCAGCACCTCTAAATGGTCTTGTGCGTTCTTCATATTTGAAACCTAATAAATCTAAACCTTTGGTATAAGCAGTTTCCCAATCCTCTCTAGAGGATCTGTCATTTTCGACTTTATCCATAAGGTCATTAGAAAGAGATTGTAAATATCCCTCATCTAAAATTTCTGCTAGGTTTGAATCGAATCCTGAAGTTAAAGGTAAATCTTCTTCACCAACTACGGCAGATCCATCATCAATAATTTCTACATTAGCTTCACCATTAGTTTCAAGATCAACTGTGGTGCCAACCTCTTCTACTTGAACATCATCTTCTTCACGACCCCCCGCTTGTGGATTAGGTTCTCGTGCTAAGTAAGGTGTGTCCTGAATGCTATCGAATTTATCTACCATATTCGCCGTATATATCTGTTATAGAAAGTAAACTATCTTTTGCAATAGTTCCACCAGATTTTTTCTTAAACATAAACATTGGTTTTTGAGCTTTATCAGAATCCAAGGTAATAGTAAACATTTGTATTTCTCGTGGATCATATTCTTCAATTAAAACTTGTGCTGCATTTCTGTCATCACCGGGTCCTAAAGGAACAAGTTCAAAATCTTCAAAATCAGCAGTTCTGCCTGTATCGGTTGTTTCCGACACAGTCTTTGGTTGTACATAGTAATCCATAGTTTGACCTGGTGCTATTTCTCTTGTGTAGATAACTTGATTTGCTCCAAGAGTATTTGCATTTCTTTTTAATTGTTCATTAATAAATAATTGTGCTTCTTCAGGCTCTAATCCTTGAGCTAATTGATCTTGTTTTAAATATTCATATTCACCTTCTAAATTTCTTTTGTAGTATGTCAAACCACGATCAGAAAGATTTGGATTCATAACAGTTTCTACTTTTGCTGTGCCTCCGTACTTTTTCGCAATATTTTTCATTTGCTGTACAGCTACTTTGCCATACAAGTCTGTAAACTTTTTACCTGCATCACTATTTGGATTTTTGCCCCATCGTTGATTAACTAAATCTGAAGGATAAATAGCCACTTTTTGAATGCCTCTAGATTGTGCATCTTTGATTGTGGCTTTTAATAATAGATCAACATAGTCAGCTTGTTTATTAAAAGGAACAGGTGGAAATAATTCTAATTTTTTTGTTCCACTGTAACTCAAACCGTCTTCTATGCGACGAACATTAGGGTCTTCTGCATAACGCCTTAGTTCATCAGTCTCTCTTAAGGCTGGAACGTCAATGCCTTTGAATAAATCATCTAATTGACCTGAACGATTTAAATCCATTAAATTATCTAAAACCGCTTGTTGTTTATCTGAAATATTTTTTAATGTGAATCCTGTTTCTGGATTACTTTGTTTTATATCTTTAGAAAGAATTAAATCAATTTGAGATTGCAACTCAGTTAATTGTTTTTGATAGTCTGGAATGGTGGATCGTGCTGCTTCATTTGGAAAAGGTTTTATTAAATCAGCATTTTGAATTAGGGACTGTTCTATGGTAGGAGGTATTTTGGCATTTAAAGTATCTAAAATTCTATTAGCATCTTGTCCACGAAAAGTATCACCTGTTTGCAATTCTCTATTGGCTGTCGCCTTTATATTTTCAATACGTTTCAATAAAGCTTGAAGACGTTCTTGTTCTTTTCGAACTTTCGTCAACATGTCTGTTTGCATCTCTTGGATGACGGCTACACGTTTTCCATCGGGTTGAGTGTAATTAGCAACACGTGTAAATCCTAAAACATTCTTTTCATTAAAATGACCACTTTCGACAAAAGGTTTTTTATCTCCTGGTAAGGGACCTGAGTTTACAACTATTTCTCGATAGTTCGTGCCCACTTTGTCTAAGTCTTGATTTCCTTGATTTTGATGTCTTGGTCCTCCCACATATTCTCTATATCCAGGATTTGTAATTTCTTCATTAGTTAAATCTCCTTTGACTTTAATTTCAATATTTCCAATAGGTGACATTTCATAATAGTCATTGAGTTGTTGTTTTGTAATTTTTTGATTAGGATAATATTTTGAAAAATCATCTAAGTATTGTTCTAGACCACTATCAAACATTTCTGATTCAGGAGCTTTTCCTCCTTGTCCTCCTCCGTAGAGATACTGCTTCCATGCTTCAGGGGTGCCCGCTTTAGGGGCTTGTGCATCATTAATTTTGTTAAGAGTAAATGATTGAAAAGCAAAATCTTCTGGTTGCACTGTTTGTGTTGTAGGAAGTGTTGTACCGGGAGGTGCAATTTGTTGTGTATCAACTGCATCGGGTAATTTTTTTGGAGTGTAGACAGCATCTGTTTTTTGAAACAATCTAAATATTTTAGTTGGATTAAATGCTTGTAAATTACCTGAATCCACGGCTTCTTGAAAATAGTCTTGTCCTTCAAAGGCTGGATCGGGTGAGAATTGTTGTTGATTGAGATTGGTCAACGGATCACCGCCTATGGCCATACGTACAGGTTTGACTTCACCACCGTCTTGAAGTCCTTTGATGAACCCGCCTTCCATATCATCTTTTTTTGGTGTACGCATAATAGGTTTACCTTTTTTACCATTTGTTTTCTCATACAAGACTTGATCATCTAATATTTCCATAAATCTTTTTTTTAAATTATTTAATCTTTTTTCAGGAGAAATCTTTTTAGGATTTTTACCCACTAAACCATAATTTGTTTTACCAATTGGAATAACAGACCCTGTGTCAAACTTTTCATACAATTTATTTATTTGCTCTACAATACCTTTATCTTTGCCAAATATTAATTGCCTCATATTTTGAAATTCTTCAGGTAAAACATTTATACCATATTCTTTCAGTCTCTCTATTATCTTTGGTAAATTTATACCCATGGCTTTTAGGTCACCATTTGTTGGAATGGTCGCTAGTCTATCCATGTTTTCTTTACTACCTAATCTAGCTATTTCAATTAAATCAGGATCAAATCTATTTTGCAGACGCACATTGCTAGTCATATCTGATACAAAAATCATATCAGACATCTGTGCCATATTTTCAAAACGATTCATTTGTGTTGTTTCATCTATAGGAAAAGCATGCGCTTTTTGAAAGCCAAATTGAAGTCTATCTGAATCTTTAAGATACTTTCCATACTTTGGATCTTTTCTTACTGTATCAAAAAATTTAAAACCTTTGTTTTGTACTTTTAATCTGTCATCTTCTAGTTCTTTATATTTCTTTTTTGTATTTTTATAAAATCTTGTATTTTTATAATTAGGATTTTGTTTTTTAAATAATCCTAAAAATTGATCAGGAGTGTAATCTTCAATATTTTTTGTTCCCCTATATAAATCTGTAATTATTGATACATCGACATCATCCGCTTGAGGATCTAATATGTTTCTTATTTTTCCTATGGACATTTTCTCTGAGTCACCAAATTCAACAGGAACTCCTTTTTTATTGACTCTTGTTGTAAGAGCATAAATTTCAGGATCTGTGTTTTTTGCAATACTTAATGTTGATTTTGTAAGACCATAATTATCAAGATAATAATTTCCTTTCTGTCCTTGTTTTTCAGGATTAGCAATTAGATCATTTTTCATTTCTGAAACTTTTTTATCTCTTTGTAATGTTCTTCCCTCTTGACCTTTTGCAAAAATAGATTCAAATAAATTTATTTGATCTTCAGTAATAATATTTTTTTCTAAACTTTTTTCTCTATTGTTTATTAAATGTCTTGTGATTAAAGTTTTATCAACACCCATTAGTTCAGCCATGGGTTGTGTTGCAACAGGACCTTCCACATCCTTTAAATTTTTAAAACCTTCTTCTAGTTGTTCTTTTGCTCGAAGATCAACCTCATCCATAAGTAATGAGGAATATTTTTTTAAATCACTATCACCGGTTTTTTCATTGAATAAACTCTTTACAAGAGACTTGTTATTAGACAAACCTAACTCTTCCATCAATCTTGTCCTTGATGTAGGTGAAGAATTATTTTCAAAGTAATTTGTAATTTTATTTTTTACTTGTTGTTTGATTGGTGTTGATGAAGCGAGTCCTAATCCTGTCTCTTGTGCCATTGCAACACCTGGTGTTTGATCAGGGGTAATACGTTGTTGTTGTGTAATTAGTATAGGATATTGATTTTCTACTTCTGCTACGACTTCAGGAATCTCTTGACGTGCTTGAGGGTTGGCAACTAATTCACCTAGAGGCATATCTTTATACTTGAATAAAACCTCATTGCTTACTCCTTGAGCAGCCTTACGCCCAAAACCTCCTAGCCAAAATTCTAAGGGCAGTAAACCAACACCTAGTTTTTGATTACCCGGTAGGTCTGTAAATCTTTTCTCACCACTTTGTATGGCTTGAGAACCTTTAATAGCATCTTCTAAGAAAAAATTTAATCCTGAGTTAATGCCTTCTTGAAAGTTAAGTTGCTGATATTCTTTTCCAAATTTTTTAAAATATTCTTCATTCATTGCAGGAGTAATTTGTTGAGGAACTACATTATAATAATTTGCAATCTCTTTATTGATTTCGTTTTTTTGTCTACCTCTTTCCGCCGCTTCAGGGTTGACCATATTCTCTGCAATACGACCCATAGTTTGTGCAAATAAATCTCCAAGAAAATTAACAGGACCTCTTGCAATGTCGGCCATACGTTCTGATTGACCATCGTCTACATAATTAACACGTCTTTGTGGAAGAATTGATCGTTGTAACTCACCACCCGTTTGCATATAAGCAGGGTCATTTTCAATTACATCATCAAAAGGATTGTACGCCATTAATAATACTCCGGTTCTGCTCCGTGGTCCACGGGCTCTTCTTCGTAGTCATCATGCAATGTTACAAAGTTACCCTTACGAAACCTTAATAATGCTTGGCTCATTGAATCTACAAGATCGTCATGTTCCGCATGAGGGAACATCGCACATTCTTCTATCATCTCTTCTGCCCAGCGTTTCTTTGGTGCCCATACTGCACCACTCTCAAAGAGAGGAGCAACAGCGTGCACTCTGGATAACTTATCATTACCACGGGAAGGTGTAAAGTTGATAACAGGGATACCCACCTGCCGTAATTCTTGTATCAGGGGAAGACCTGAGGCCTTCGCTTCAACGATCACGGACTCCGGTTCCCAGTATTTATACTGCTCTAAAGCAATCTTTTTTAACTCAGGGAACTCAAAACGATCTTTAACAATATCTAATAAAATTATATTAGGAGTCACTTCATCAGGATAGAACACACCCCATGTACTAATAGCACTGTAGTCACTTGTCTCTTTTTTGGTAAACGCCGTATCATAACTCTGTATGACATGCTTGAGCATAGGCATTTGTTCCTTTTCCCATTCTTGCCACCACTCTCGTTTGATGATAGCCCCTTCTTCACCTGTGGGGTTCTGTTGCCACTGGGCTTGCCATTTCTGTTCGGACAAGGATGCTTTGACAGATTCTAATTCTGATAGCTTCCAATACTCTGGCCAGACAGGTTTCTCATTCGGCAGAATTGCGGGAAATTCAATCACGTCCCACTGATCCGCTTTCACTTCACTCATGGCACGAGTAAGATTACCTGTTAAATCTTTTTCACTCCACCGTGTCATCACGCAAACAATACTACCACCGGGTTGTAAACGTTGACGAGGACCTGAGGTATACCACTCCCATGCGTTGTCCATGGCTGTAGCACTCAGTGCATCTTGTTCACTGTGGGGATCATCAATAATTAATAAATCCGCACCACGACCTGTAATGGCTCCTCCTACACCCGCCCCAAAATACTCTCCCCCGTAGTTGGTTTCCCATCTACCCGCAGCTTTGGAATCCTGTGATAATTTTACTTCAGGAAAGACAGACTTGTATTCCTCTCCGTCCATCATGTTTCTGACCTTACGACCAAATCTATACGAGAGTTCAGCTGTGTGGGTGGTTTGAATGATCTTGGTCTGTGGTTTGTGGCCCATGAGCCACGCGGGAAAGAGAAAGGACGCAAATTCTGATTTTGTATGACGAGGGGGCATGTTGACAATTAATCTTTTAATCTCGCCTGATAGTACCTTTTCGAACTTCTCACCGATCCTGCGGTGATGTTCACCTTCCACGAACCCCGGCCACACAGTAGAAACGAACGTTAAAAAGGAGTCTCTTGCCTTTTTTGATAGTTCTAGTTGTGTCTTTCGTAATTCTAATTTTAGTAGTGCTTCCTTTGCTTCATCAGCAGTCATGGAAGTCACATCAAAGTCATTTCTCATATCAGAATTATTATCATAGTAATTATTTGTGTAAAACACAACCTATGTGCTCATCCTGTAACTCCTAGGGGGGCATTTAACCCCCGCCCCCGTAGGGCGGACGACCACCAGATATGGTGGTCTAAGGTTAAGGGACTCCTAGATGTAGTGTTTGAGATTTTGTTGATGGGTTTGGAGATGGACAGGGCTGGAGATTATCCAGCCCTGCTTGATTTAAAATAAGTCTGAGTGTTTATCAGCCAGTTTAGACAGTAATTGTCTACCCCAAGCTTTTATCTCAGCATCAGAAGTAGTAGTAATAAGATGATAAATTTCATTACTAAGAAAATTAGCGATAGCACGATAATCTACTTCCTTCCTTGTTGTGAGAGTGTCGTCTCTTTCAAGTCTTTCGACTTCAGCCAAACGCTCTTGCAAGTCTGCAAAAGGTCTATTGACGACATCATTGTTATTAGGCATGAGTTATAATTTCATATATCCTAATTAGTTGCAAGTAAATAAGATAATATCTGTGGATAACTTTTGTACACTTTGGTCGCACCCTTGACCACACAAACTCCGCCACTGCCACCACATCCGCCACGGCTTTAGCAACTCCTGAAACATCCGCGGATTTTAATTATACCTATATACACATGCGTAAAATTTATGGCTGAAATGGAGAAAGGCACGAGGGCAAACGCCCTCGCACTAGAGATAAATGTTATTGAGTAATTGGTTTAATTTGTTTGCCCGTATCGAATTCATAAAATTCGTAGTTCAAACCTCGTAGCCATAATAACTCCCTATCTATGAGAGTAGGGCGACCAATTAAGATTGCTAGTATCTCAGACAACTCACACCAAGGGTAATAAAAGTTTTTACCGAAATACTTTTTTCTCTGGACTAAGACTGTTCGCTTGTCCAGAGATTTTAATTTTTGCTTTCTCATTACTGAGTTTGCATTTGTAAGAGGGGAAAGTTCTCTGTTAAGAGTTCGCTCTCTTGATCGTGATCAACAATCGGCTTGAGTTCGACACTCTCAACGATTTGAGTTTTGTACTGATTGTACATTAAAGGTTGCTCAACCTTGAAACGCACACTATCAAACTTTTTATATTCACGTCTGATAATGTTCATCTTATGTTCGAGACCTTTGAGGACTTTTTCCTCACCGACAAAAGATTTAACTATTATCTTTTGTTCTTTCAACTTCGAACTAATGAAGTTGTTTAGTATTGTTAGTCTTACTAACTTGTCTATTTCCTTCTTCTTGTTCATGTTGCCTCCTTTGGCTTTAGAGCATACAACCTAGCTAGGTGAAGATTTAATCTTACATAACGCATGCTCATGTATTTAATATAGTGATATCCTAACTAATTGCAAGTAATTATTTTAATTAAGTTGTGGATAACTTTTTCCAAGCTACACAGGTCGTGCTGTCAGGATCAGTGGCCCGGGGAAAGCTCACTACTATACTATAAGGTATACCCTAAGGGTTAGAGGCGAATGGAAAATGGAGAACGGCTGACAGGACGAAGAACCCTGCTTTGTAGACCAGCAGCCAGAACCCAACTACAATCAACAGAGTGAAGGTGCTACCAACTCCAAAGGGGATTCTTGAAATGGAAAACGCCAGCACAACGACAGCCATGCAGGCGATCCCAAAATATGCGAGAAAGGCAGGCACTACTCAGCTGCCCTTTCTTGATGGAGAGCTGTGCTTATTTCATCGAAACACTCCTTCGATTCTTTATCACCCATGATCTGGCGACACACTTCTTCCGCAGCGTACCACGCCAGCAGGTTTCTAAACTGCAGGTCTGATGCCACGCCACTGGATCCGTTAAAGGTTTCTATAAAATGGAGAATAGAATCGGAACCACAGTCAGAGTACGAGTCCCACAACATCTGCCAAATCTCCTCTTGGTACTTTTCATAAAATGCATTTGTGTCTGCATAGTATATCAGCTCAGGGATCGTGCCACCCTGGCAGCCGTTCAGGACAACGTCAGAGATGGTACCCTCATCCAGGTTGCTTGTGATCCATTCCTTGATGGAGTCTTGTTTAAACTCTACTGGCATGGTGGACCTCCTCTCTCCAGTCCACGAACCAGGGGCACCTGTCCCAGCCATGTTGAAATAATAATCGGTATTCGATGTGCTTGAAATGATATTTCATTTTTCTTGCCTCCAGTTTCTAATTGCTTTTAATAAAAGTTGATTGTCTTTGATTAATCCTTCATCAGCATAGTTTCTAATATTAAGAATTAACCACACCCTAATATTATAAATGATTTGTTCATCTGACATTTTCTTCCTCCTTTGTTTAAGGCTCCCTGCGCATCCTCCACTTGCCACAGGGATTAAGTGATGACCCGCCTGTTGTTCTTGATTTCTTTACTAACCAAGCAGTGTGGATCGGGAGACACATACCTTAATATATATATAGTCCTAATTAGTTAGGATGTCAAGAGGTAAAAGAAAACTTTATTTAGATACTCCTGCTGTCCATAAACCATCTCCCGGGGCTGCCAGCTCCTGTATATAGAGGTAGTATAAAGGTGTGGATATGAATGGAGAATGGAGAATGGAAAAAGGGTGGTGAGCCGAGGACTTCGACTCACCGTTTTGTTTAATGTTTGGCTAACTAAACAAAGAAGGAAGATCTATCCAGTAGCACAATGTACTCCTGCTGTCAACTATCACAGCCATCCTGGCGGGACTGGCTGCACAGCTTTCTTAATAAGGGGTAATGGGTTGTGGCCATCGGAATGGAGACTAATGGAGCTTTGTACTGGAGCTGCCATCAGGAGTCCAGGCAGCCAGTAAGTGCAGCAGGAGATCCCAGCTCTGGGACCTGGAACCCCGGTCAATGGAACATAATGGAGACTTATCGCTAATGGAGACGGGATCACGGACAATGGACCCTGAGAATAATTTGATCCCCTTCGAAAGAGGGTCTTTGGCAAGTACGAATACAGGACAGCCAGCAGAATAATGCCTGTGAATCCACGCAATTTGATGCGCTGAGAAGTTAAGTTTATTATTGGTTATTATCTTTAACTCTAACCAAAAGCCCCTTTTCCAATATCCAAACAGATCAGGAATACCCAAACCTGTAGAGCTTTCAATTCTAGTCCAAATTATTGATTTAGTATTATTTTTTAGTTGTTTCCAGAGATTCTTCTCTTCCGCCATGTTTAATTACCCAGCACCTTTCTTCATCTAAATCCACCATCAATAACTCAACTCTGAGTTTCTTTTGTAGTGGAGTTAATATTCTATTAATTTGTCTTCCTTTTTTCTTACCATTTAAATATTTCGCAGCTGTTTTGACATCATACAAATGTACCTTTCCACGTTTATCAATGGCAACAATATCTACACAACCAGTATCATGTATCGTCTTGAAGACTAAATTCCCCTTCTTCAGTAGGTAAGTCATCGCGATGCTCTCCGATAAGTGACCCTTCAGATGCGTCTTGTTCAATAACTTCATAGTCTCCTTGAATGGATAGTTTTTTTCTAAGTTCAATTAATTTATCCTCTACCTCTCCTACCGACATTTGATCAATCGTGCCATGCATGATTTCTTTCCTGTCAATATATAAGCCAGCCACCATACCTCGGTACTTTTCGGCGGCAATAGCTCCTGTGTAGTTACCAGCTGCTTCTGCTGAGTCTCTGAGTTCTGCTAGTTTTTGCACATGTGATTTGTATGTAATGGAGTATCTACGGGCCAACTCGGCACGTCTTCTATCCATTTCTGCAACGACATGTGGGTAGTATTTAGGGTTTTGTAACTGGCTTGCGTTGACAGTAGCACCACTTTCAGCGTATCCAGCATCAATCGCGCACTGTTTTGCACTCTGCAAATGCCCTTTTTCGATGAAAATATCGACAAATTTCTGCTGTTTTGGGGTCAATTCAAGCATTTTTACCTGTTTTTTTGATGTAGTTTTTTCCATTTTTTAAGTGAACACCCTCCAAAAAGCCTTATTTTTCAACAAATTGTGTAAACCAAAAGCGATCCGTTTACAACGAGATGACAACTTATTTACAGAGGGAACCCGCGATATATATATCTTTTTACTATATTGTAAATATGTAAACCGATTTTGTTGTTTTCGGACGGTTTTAGATTTAATTTGTGTAGAATAATATATATAGTGATTTACATGAATTGGAGCAATTTGAAATTGGTCCGTGTTTCGTGGCTCGATACCGTTGAACATCCGTCCGGGTGGTATGATAAAGAGGATATCGAAAAGCTTGAAGATGTGGCCCTGGTCCATAGTTATGGATTACTCCTAAAACAATCAAAAAAATCTGTTACATTAATCGCAGACTTTATACCAGAGTCAAAAGAGTTTGGTCGGTCGACCGTGATTCCTAGAGGAATGATAGAAGAAATAGTAGACATATTCGATCCTACTAATTAAGTGTAGCAATACCTCCCATTGCCATATTTGTTAGTTTAAAGCCTCCTGGAAAAGCACCTTGAGGAGAGTTTTGTCCTTCTCCTAGTTTTAATGTAGAAATTGGAGAATTATTATAATATGTGGCAGGAGTATCATCAAATTGTTGGCCTGAAGCCATTTGAAACGCTTGTTGGTAAGGCACCCCTTGATTCATGTACATCGCATAAATTCTTTGTTGTTCAGGGCTCAATGCATTCACGCGTTGATTAATATTTCCTGGATTAAACGCACCTTGAACAAAGTCTTTACCTTCTGAAAATTTTTGCTTCGTAGCATCCAGTATTCTACCGAGCGTACCACCACCTGTAATAAATTCACCTGCAGCACCTAAAAGATTACTAACACCACCAGCCATATCACCAAAGAATTGTCCTAGTGTAGGCGCTTGTGCTGTCAGCTCAGGTCGCATCATAGATAAAATTTGTCTACCTTGAGCGTCACGCATGACAGGCATACCGGGTGTTGTAAAGTTTAAACGTTCAATACCCCCTGTATTAGAAGATTTTGCACCTAATAACTGTGCATTTTGAAATTGTCTAGCTCTGTTTAAATAATTTTGTACGTCTGCGGAGCGACCATATTTTTGTTCAATATTGGCAACTTGATTTTGAAATGCTTTTTTACCACCCGCTTGGTCAAACATCAATCGCTGATCTTTATCACTGTAATTTGTATAAGAATCACCGCCTGGTGTATAACCTGATCCAGGACTTGTACCACCAGAAGAGGCAGGTCTCTTTGGAGTAGGTGTTTTATAAACAGGAGTTTGATTTCGATAAGACTTCGAAGCATCGTAATTTTTATTTTTTCCTGCAAATACAGCCATTACTTAGTTTTTCTTTTTTTGAGCATATCTTTAGCTCTTTTCATGTCACTAGCATTAAGTCTACCTGAAGGCTTAAGTTTTTTTGCTTTATTAAAAACTGCTTTGTTCATTCCAGCCATACCAGCTCGTGATAAACCTTTTGCTGCTGCACCAACCATAGGCATCATATTACTAAGCTTTTTTCTTTTTATAAGTTGACTAGGAACTTTTGGTTTTGATGTCTTTTTTTCAAGTTTTAATCTTTTAGTAGAGTCTAACCCACTAGGTGAATTTTTAGCTTCATATTCTTTTATAATTTTTTTAACTTCTTTTAGTTTTCCCAAACGAGTATTTTTTCCTCGTACTGATGTAGGTCTTGTTGCCATTGTTTGCTCCTTGGTCCGTGGTTTATAATCTTAGTACTACTAGGAACATAACAAAAATAAATGTCAAGCGCAAAGATTTATTGACTTTTAAAATCGGAGTTTGATACAGTAATAGGTACGCACTAACGCATATAAGGGAGGTTTATCATGCAAGAATTAGAAAAGAAATTAGAAGAAGCGTACATAGTCATTGCTCTGTTACAGGCGCAAATATCAGAAAAGAAATAAGACTATGTGGTGGTCGGTGAGCCTTGATTCAAGGCTCCAGAACCCCTAGTTACAATCTTATGCCACTGATCGTGGGTAAATTCCTCACTACTACCATCTCGATATAATACACGATACATCAAGTATTCCTGCATCTCGGGTGGATTAGAGACTTTCGTGAAAATTTCTACATTAGTTACAATATCTTTTATCATCTTGGGAAAGATAACACATTTCCGTCCTTGAGTTTACTTATTTTTTGTACAATTAAACGGCGTGTTGCTTCCTGTAAATCCTTGGTATCGCCCACGAGCTCGTGGTCCCAAAGATCAGCACAGGCTCTCAGTGCTTCTACCTTATGTTTTTTATTTTTAAAAAAGTCTTTATCATAATCAATAAGATCAAGCACCATACGCCTAGAGATTAGAGACTCTAGGTCTTCTGTCATCATGTTTATATCCATGAGACAATTCTAATGATTCCTTGGGGTTTGTAAAATAACTTTTACCCATGATTTTCTCAGCTCTTTTTCTCGCTCTACGTCTTTTATCTCGTTGATGAGAATAGCGAATGGAATGCCCTCGACCGTCTTGATATTCGTATACAGGTTGAAATTTCATTGTGTCCTCCTTTGTAGGTCAGCCGACCTGAGTTGTAGCTAGAGGAAAGGCACTCCAACTAAAACTCACAGCTTTTCACAATACACCATTGTGTATGCTATACATCTGCTTTACCCGAATTGGGCCGGCGCAATCGGAACTTGTTATCTGATTTCAGGTTTTTCACTATCCGCAAAATCAAAAAAATCGTTTTTCTTATCCATAAATTCAAGTGTGCTTTGTAATTTACGTTCTGCTTCTTCTAAGCCATCCAGGTATCCTTCTAAAAAAGCTACCGTTGTGGGTAAAGAAAACTGTGTACGATCATGCTTCATATAGCCAATCGCATTAGATAAATGTTTCTTTAATTGTTCTTTATTTTCGTAGTTTGCCATTCTTTTTCTCCTCTTGTCTAAATTTGTATTCATCGTCAATCAGTTTTTGTATAAATCCACCCATGGTACAGTAATCTTCTTCTGCCATCGGTCGTGCTTTATTATACACAGCGACTTTGATAGCCACGGATTTGTATTTGCTAGCATCCATTAAATAACTCCTGTTACTATTAATAATATATAGGATAAAAAGCCCAAACCAACGAACCAACGCAGTTTAGTAATGATAAATATTACACAAAGTAGTAGTATTAATAAATAAGCCATGTATCCTAATTTCTTAGTATAATATAAGAATTTATGGTATAAATGTCAATAGGGGTAAATAGATGTTAAAATTCTTTTTAGTAGGCTGGGCGTGTATCGGATTAGGCTACGATCAGAAATGTGTACGATTAGGTTCGGAAGTTATCTTTGATACTTATGAAGAATGTAATGAGTATTATAAACTGATAGCCACAGAACTAACAAGCCGTGATGAGACAATTAAATTACAATTTACTTGTGCATCATCAGGCGTATTAGAAGATTTATTATAAGGTTCTTCTTATAAAATTTGGAAATTGACCTTCTTCTTTAAAAGATCGATAGGCTGCATACCAATCTTTTTTATATTCTGCTTGACAGAAATCTTTGATTGATTGGTCTTTGTCATCACTCTTAAAAAAATTCAAGAAATGATCTTTTGCTTTATTGGTTAAGTTAAACATGATTTTTCTCCTGGCATACTTATACACAGAAAAATAATTTTTAGTTTTGTTTTGATTGCATGACAGTTATGCAACTGATAAAATATTAGGATAGCAACGGCCGAAACATGAAAGGAATTTTGTGTATCGCAAAAGTTATTAGATTAGTGTCTCTTGCAAAAAACAGTTTATTAATTGTCGTTGCTTATTTCAAAGTCAGGTTCAAACTCAACATTAGGATCCGTTACAGGTATAAATAAAGTTCTACCATTAACTCTTTTTACAAAGGAAGTCCTACACAGTAGGCAATGATAGTTATCGTTATCAATACGAAACATAGGAACAATGACATGTTCATAAGAACAGCTTGGACATAGTGTTGCTTCTACTTTGTCATCTTTCTTTTTATCTATTTCGCCTCGCCCCATGATGGTCCCACCTCACAATCTAATTTCACAGGCACTTCTAATTGCACTGCGTTTTGCATTATCTCCATAATCCTATTCTTTTGTTGCTCACTGTCAAAAGAACAATCTAGTTCATCATGCACTTGAATGTGTGGAACAATTCCTTCTTTATGTAAATCTACCATTGCTTTCTTTGTCATGTCAGCAGCAGATCCCTTGTATAATTTTGTTTAGGGCTTTGTATGTAAAGGCACGGCGTATCTGTTTGCCATGTTCTCTTTCAGCTTGGTCCTTGGGCAGTGGTTTGTGAACACCGTAGCGTGAAGGTTCCCACATATCAAATCGACACTTACGACCCAGTAATGTTCTTACATGACCGACATCAGCAGCTTTCTTCATGGTTCTCTCAATCATTTCTTTTACAAAAGGGACACGTCCATGATACTTCTCAAAAAGGTCCTCAGCCTCACCAGGTGTTAAACCCAGTTCACTGGATAGTTTCCCCTTACCCATGCCATAGAATAGCCCTAGATTGATCGTTTTAGCCTTTTTACGGTCTATTTTAGCCATCTCGGAGACCATTGTATGGAAGTCAGTGTTGGGGTCTTCATGGTATGCGTTGACAAACTCATCTGCGCCTTTCAACCCACCAGCGGTTAAGCTAGCGAGGTGAACCACGAGACGTGGTTCTTGTTGTGAGTAGTCGAACGCACCCCATTGCATCCCCTCTTCCGGTTTAAAGAGCGAGCGTATCATCGGTCCTAAAACCTTCGAGGAAGGAACTTGTTGTAGGTTGGGTGTATTGTAGCTGAGTCGTCCTGTGACTGTGCCACCACCATCACCTCGTAATTGGTTTATTTCAGCATGGATTCTTCCCTTATGTTCATGCTTTAAAATTGTATCAATAAAAGTCGTTCGGGCTTTGTTATATTCTCTGGCCTGAGCGACAGCTTGAACTAACGGGTGTCCATGAGTGCGGAGGAAATGCTTGTCGAATTTTGGAGCACCCGTCAATTCAGTTCGCGCGTATGGAAGATCCAATGCATCGAACATTTTAGATATAGATTTAGCTTCCCACACATTTACTTCACATCCAGTTTCATTTTTAATTTTCTGTAAATGTTCAGACTCTTCTTTTAAGAGTTTGTTCTTTGTGCGTTCAGCTTGATCTACGTCAACTCTAACACCATGCCATTTCATATCAATCAAGACTGGTAAGACCTGGTGCTCTAACTCATTAATGTGAGTTAAATCTTGTGCGAGGATTTCTCTTTGAAGAACGTGATATAATTTTAACGCAAGCTCGGCATCTTGTTCTGCATAAGGTCCAACGTACATGGGAGGTAATCTCCACATGTCGTTCTTTGCATCGACACCCCATTCTTTTGCTGCTTCATATAACAGTGCTTCTGATTTCTTTTCCCCTAAATAATCTTGTCCAACAATATTCAAAGAATATCGCATTCTGTTTTCATCTAAGATAGGTGCCATTAACATGGTATCCCAAATCTTTGATGTAATTCTCATACCCATACGTTTCATCCAACCGATATCGTACATGGCATTGTGACAAACAATTTCAGGACAACGATCTAACATGTCTTGAAACTGTCTCATAAAAACTTTTTTATCGTAGTTACCTGGTGAGTCGTGATCAATTGGAAAGTAACCTTTAAAACCTTCCCATGCGATTGCAACACCTACAACTTTTCCATTACCAGTTGCCCACCCTGGTCCGTGTTCCTTGATTCCTGGATCGTATGTTTCTAAATCAATAGCAACAGGTGTTTGTCCTTTGTAATCTATAAACTCAGGACAGACCCACTCACTCGGTGGTTGGAATAGGGGATTTTGTATTGTCATCCTTCTCCTTTTCTTTGGGAAAATAAACTTCTGTCAATGATCCGCATGTACTGCAATCTAACAATGTCATAAAAGAAAACACTTCCGATTCTTCACTAATGTCTTCATCCTGCATCCATCTTAATTCTTTATTGCAATGCCAACAGTTCATTTTTTATTTAATTCATCCTGCCATGCTTCTAAATTTACTGTAGCCATGTCCTCTACCAAAAAGGGTATCCAGCTTTTTTCAATTTCTACAGGTTGTGGCCAAGACTTTTTGATATCCTTCATTTCTTTTTCTATTAAAGATATAAATACTTTTCCGTCTTTGTAAACAATCCTCATAAATACCTCATTTCTATATCTGCTTCTGTTTCTATAACGACACGAGCACCACAAGCTAAAATTGCTTTATTATTGCCCCCATATCGTACTCTGGATGGTCCATTAATAATAACCTCATGACAGTAGGTATTTTTTCTACCCTCTTTGATAGTAATTACAGGTTCATTTTCATTATTCTTTTTGTTACTGCGAATAATATGTTGATTGACATGAATATACTTCTTCATCGTATCACCTCCAGGTATTCCCTATCTGTCTCAGAACGTACGAGCCATAGCTCTTTTCGTGCTCTTGTGGCACCCA